CTTCGCGCTGTCAATGTGACATAATGACACTGCGACAAAATGTCGCAGGTCGCGCTTCGCGCGACATCCAAGTAGGACCCAAAACGGATCTTAAACGTGGTGAGATGTCGCACCCCACCCCACCTTTTTTTAAAAGGGGTCCCATTACTTTTCTCCTTTAACATTGATTTAGACTGTCAATCGTGCTAAAAACATTTTCACTTTAAATAGAAAGTGCGAAAAATTTTATAAAATTTTGTATGAATTTGAATCAAGTAGACATCAGTAAGCTCCCTTCAGACGTTAGAAAACAGTTTAAACAGCTGCAAGTTATGCATGCTGAAAAAAAGATACAGAATAAAGCCCAGGATGACTTTTTAAGCTTTGTTAAGACTGTATGGCCTGAATTCATTGAAGGCGCACACCACAGACATATTGCAAAAAAGTTCAATGACCTTGCTTCGGGTAAAATTACCCGTTTAATCGTCAATATGCCGCCCAGACACACGAAGTCTGAGTTTGCCTCTTTCTTGCTACCAGCGTGGATGGTGGGCCGTCAACCAAAATTAAAGATAATTCAAGCAACGCACACAGGAGAATTGGCCATTAGGTTTGGTCGTAAGGCAAAACACCTAATTGATAGTGAAGAATATGCAAAAATTTTTAAAACAACCCTACAAGAAGACTCAAAAGCAGCAGGAAGATGGGAAACTGCCCAAGGTGGGGAGTACTTTGCAGCTGGTGTTGGTGGAGCAATCACGGGCCGTGGTGCGGATTTACTGATTATTGACGATCCACACTCGGAACAAGACGCATTAAGCCCTAATGCTATGGAGAATGCGTACGAATGGTACACATCTGGTCCTCGACAACGTTTACAGCCAGGTGGAAAGATCGTTTTAGTAATGACACGTTGGTCAACTAAAGATTTAACTGGAATTTTACTTAATAACCAGAAAGAAGTGAAGGGTGATCATTGGGAAGTGGTTGAATTCCCAGCAATCTTGGACCACGGAACTCCGGTTTGGCCAGAATATTGGAAATTAGACGAATTAGAGAAAGTAAAAGCAACTTTACCTGTTCAAAAGTGGAATGCACAGTGGATGCAGAAGCCAACTTCGGAAGAAGGAGCCATAATTAAGCGAGAATGGTGGAGACCATGGACATCTAAATATATTCCGCCACTTCAACACGTAATTCAGTCGTATGACACCGCATTTTTAAAATCTGAGACTGCAGACTACTCTGCAATCACTACTTGGGGTGTATTTTACCCATCTGAAGACCAAGGAGCACAATTAATGCTTTTAGACGCTGTAAAAGGCAGATATGAGTTCCCAGAACTAAGAAGAAAGGCTTTAGAGCAGTATAAGTATTGGGAACCTGAAACAGTTTTAGTCGAAGCTAAGGCATCCGGTTTACCCCTGACCTATGAGCTTAGAAAGATGGATATCCCAGTAGTAAACTTTACACCGAGCAAAGGAAATGATAAACATGCTAGAGTAAACTCAGTAGCACCTTTATTTGAGTCAGGAATGATTTGGGCACCTGAACAAAAATTTGCTGAAGAGGTTATCGAGGAATGTGCTGCATTCCCGCACGGAGATCATGACGATTTAGTCGACAGCATGACTCAAGCGGTAATGCGTTTTAGACAAGGCGGATTTGTTGCACACCCTGAAGATTATGTCGAAGAAAAACGTGAATGGGTTAAAAGGGATTATTATTAATGATAAAAAATCTTTTATGGAAACAAGCTTTAGAGTTAGCTAAGAAAAAATTTGGTAATTTAAATACCAACCAAGCAAATAAGTGGTTAGTAGATAAATACAATGCTTTACTAGGTAAAGAAAATACAAAAAATATTGCAAATAAAATTAGAGAAGATTTAAAAAGAGATAGACCTTTTGAAGGTTTTAAACCTGAAGTCGTGCCCCCACAAGTTGTGCCTACACCAAAAAAATTTAATCCTTTTAAAAAAGAAGGTAAGAAAATAGATTTTATGGATTATCTTGCTAAAAGAAAAAGAGGTGAGTTTGATGATGGTGGTATAATACTTCCACAACCAAAACCATATAACTTTGAAGAAAAAATAGAATTTTTAAAAAAAATAAAAAGTGGAGTTGGACCTAAAACGTATCTTCAATTAATGTCACACTATTTAAATGAAGGAGTAGAAAAAGGAGCTATTAGTAAATCAGCAAGAGACAATTTTCTAAAAGGATTTACAGGTACTATTTCTGAGGATTGGACAAGCGCAATTGATGATGAAAATTTATATATGTACGAAGGAGACTATGAAAGATATCCTCCTAAAAAATTTGATGAAGGCGGTTTAGCCGGTATGCTTGGAGAAACACAACCACAACAAGTTGGTTATGCAGCAGACAGAACTAAAATAGTTAAAGAATTATATGATAAAGCAGGTGGTTTTGAAGGAACGGGTAAAACTTTTGAAGAATTTATGGCAGATGTTTTATTTGAAGGCGACTATCTTGCAAAAGGCGGCAGAGTAGGTCTTGGAGAAGGAGATACACCTAGTGAAGCTTATCTAAGAGATATTTTTTATGATAAATTTGATCATATAGGAATTCCCTTTGACGTATGGAAAAACAGCTATCATGCTACTCCTTGGAAAGAAAAATGGTTATCTGAAAATAGAGCCGAAGGCGGCAGAGCAGGTTATTTAAAAGGTGGATTGCTAAGAACAGGTATTATGGAAGCATTAGATCAGTTTATTCTAAAAGGTAAGAATCCTGGAGACTATGCCATTAATATGGGAGACGTAAGAAAGCTTTTTCAAGATTTAGACCAAAAATTTGCAGGTAAGATTACTTCTAAAGAATCAATTGATGACGTTATAAAAAGATTTAGAGACACTAGAAAATTAGATTTATCTGAAAGTATAAAAGAATTTTTAAACAATAGAATTAAACAATATAAAAGTGGTTTAGAAAATATAAAAAAATATGGGCAGTCAGGTTCTATTGAAGAAGTGGGAGATCATGCAGAAGAGCTAAGATACCTTATTAAAGAAACTAGAAAAGACCTAGACGCAATAGATAAATACGGACTTACACAACAATCTAAAAAAGCAACTAAACATGCTGAAGGCGGCATTGTTGGTTTGAAAAATGGTGGCTTATTGGAAAAATACAAAGAGTACGCTCCTAAAGGACCGTGGACCAAGGGCCTAACAGATATGGAAATAACTTATGAACTATATAATCTATTAGAACCTTACATGAGTTTATTTATGAAAGAAGGCGGACGTGTTGGTTTTAAAGAAGGTAAAGGAATGACTAGAAGAGCATTTTTAAAATTACTAGGCGGAGCTGCAGCTTTACCTATAGTTGGTAAATATTTTAAATTAGCAAAACCAGCAGCTAAAGTAATGGACGATATTAGAGTAAGTTTAAGAGGAGATGGTGATTGGGAAAACATAGATGGTATGTGGAGTGGTAATAATTGGGTTAATTACTCATTTGAAGCTTTAACAGATAAAGGAAGAAAAATTTTAACAAAATTAACTAAAGGAAAAAATGCTAGTTTAGTAGATCAAGGAGATGGTGTTTATTTTCCTGGGAAAGTGGTTAAAAGTAAAAGTCATGTAGGAGGACAATATTTAACTGACGAAGCTGACCATGCAGTTGATGCAGTAGATGCTATAAAAAAATCTAAAGGAAATATAAGTTTAAATACACAAGTAGGAAAAAAGACTAAAGGAATAGATAAATCTCAAATTACTAAGAACTCCACACAAAATTTTAAAACATACAGCAGTAAAAATATAAATAAACAAACAATATTAGATGAAGTAGATGATTATTATGCACATGATATGGGTGGATATTCCAGAAAACATTTTGATGATGATTCTGTAGAAATGATATTAGATATACTTGACACAACTAAAAAAGCCGAAGGCGGAAGAGTGGGTTTATATAAAGGTGGTATCATAGATTTATTAATTAAAGGTGGAAAATTTTTAAATAAACATAGTCCAATACAAGCTTATAAAAAATATTTAAAAAGTGTTAAAGATAGAACTTTAAAAGCAAACAAAACAGGAAAATTTACAGATCTACCACTTGAAGTAATACCTATTGCATCAGCAGGTGCTTTAGTTACTAATTACTTAAAGAAAAAATTAAAATCTTTAGATGAAAAACCTGAAGAAAAAGCCGAAGGCGGAAGAATTACCGATTATAGTTTTGATGATTATATGAGAGAAAGAGAAATGCTAGAAAACATGAGAAGAGAAGATCAACTAAGAAGAGAGTTTGAAGAAGACATGCGTAGAAAAAAAATTAGGGAACAAAAACAATGGGCAGCCGAAGGCGGAAGAATTGGTTTAGATGCAGGAGGACCCCCTATTTCACCTGCTAATTTACACCCTTTACAAAGACCCATGTTTTATCAAGGTGGTTTAACTAAAACTGTTCCACCTCAAAGAGGACCTATGCCACAAGGGTTGCAATCTAATGTATATGATGGTATAATGCGTTCAGGAGTTATTAATGGCAGAAATTGATAAGAATCTCCCGAATACAGATCTACCTTC